CCCGTGTATCTTTAAACCCTGCTCTTGCATGGCTGGTGGTAGATGCCTGTTGGCTTCATCAATGAAGTTCAGGTATGGCTCACCAGTTCGGAAGCGCGTATCAATCAAACGCTCCCATAGTCCACGGGCTTTCACAGTTTCACGGACAGTTTTATCAGCAGGGTCAATTAAGTCCCACTGACCATCAGCCATAACCGCATCCATAAATGAATCAGGGATGTTCACAGCGTTGTGAATATTGAAAGCTTTTCGATTCGGGTCACCACCTGTGGGTACACGGATGTTGATAAACTCAACTATGTCTGGGTGAGACACATCCATGTATGCAGCATAAGAACCCTTGCGAGTCTTGCCCTGCCTGTACGCAGTCATGTCACTATCGACAGTCTTTAGGAAAGGAATAGGTGAAGGAGCAACATCACTAACAGAACGAATGTCGCTCCAATGGCCCCCCACTCCGCCACCTTTAACACTAAGCCATCGTAGTTCTGATGTATGGTCGATAAGACCACTGAGGCTGTCAGGAACATAACTAAGGAAACAGCTAATAGGAAGTCCACGAACCTTCTCTCCTTGCGCTGGGGCATTTGATAATAGTGGGGATGAAAACATGAACCAGCCTTTAGAGGCGTAGTCATATATTCTCTGGGCTAGGTCAAAGTCATTGCGGCAATAAGCCATAGCTGCACGGGCATATGCATCTTGAGGGTCTTCCCCTTCACGACAGTAGTAGTCACTCAGGAGTGTTGCGGCTTGGTCGGACAGTAATTCGTTACGGCTATAATCAACTACAATGCTCATGTATCCACTCCGTTGTTTCGCGTATACCTTTGAACCCAATAAGAGTAGCTCCAGTTTCCGTGTTGATTACTGTTGGTACACTACGAACTTTGTAATGTATGGCTGCGTCAATATCTTTTCCTATGTCGATTTCATCATAGTCAACCTCTTCATGGTTAAGGACAGTGCTGACTGCTTTACAAGGCTGACACCCTTCTGTATAAAATTTTATAATCATATTATTTCTCAGTCATACTTCAGGTGCTGGAGTTCTAGCCAGAGTTCTGCGTAGTGGATTATCTTTTTAATGTCAGATTCAAACTGACCCTTATGTGGTGCGCGAGTTGCGTACTTCACTATGTTGCCAGCGCAGAAATCCAATTCATTTTTCATTATGTATTCGATAGGCTGGATGGGGTGAACGTAATGGTCACCACCTTGTTGACGTGCTAGGGAACTGGGGGTGTCCATAGAATTATTTCTCCTTCATTGTCGATGTCTTCATACCGTAAGATACGAGCGCATCGTGCTTGAATTATTGCATCATCCTCAGTCAGCCCTGCTTTCTCATAGGTAGTTACAATGGCTTGCCACATGGCAATGACACGTTGGTAACTGTCACTGATATTAAGAGTTGCTTTGGTTAGTATTTGTTGTGCTTTAACGGGGCCAATCTTGGGACAACCTTTATAGTTATCTACAACATCACCAGTTAATACCTGTGTTAAGAACATTAAGTCAGCAGCAGATTCACTGATAGTAATGATTCCATCTTCTGGATGTGCAGGGTTGAAGTACCTACAGGGAATGGTCTTGAGGTCTTTGTCCTCAGAAACAATGATGGTGTCATTACCATCACTACCTCTGATACCCATTAGGTCATCAGCCTCAAAGGGTTCACGTAATACAGCTTTGTATTCCTCAATCATCCAATCCTTTAAAGGTTTTAGAATGAGAGGTTTACGTGTGTCTTTACGGTTACCTTTATAACTAGGTAGTACATCCTTCCTGTAGTTCTCAGAGCCAGTGAGGTAGAACTTAAAGTCTTCAGCACCTGTGTCTTTAAGAATCTTATTAAGCTTCATACGAACAAGGTCTTGCCCTACAGATTCATAAGCGTGTAGTGTCCACAAATCATCATCCCATTTGACAGGTGTCTCAGCCGCAGCCGCAGCTTGAAAAGCGACAATGTCACCATCAATCAATAGAGTCGTCATGTTCTTCCATCCCTTTAGAGTTCCGGTCAGTTATGACCCGTATACCGTGCTGTATTGCAACGTCTTGTTCTTGCCAATCTAGGTAGGCATTCATAGCAAAGTTAAATGCAAGTGCTATAGACACAACAGAAAAGGATAGGCATACAAGTACCAGCATTATTGTTTCAATCATTGGGTCAAAGCCCTCCAGCTTTCAGGATAAAGTTCGTTTAATATTTTTGAGACTGAACCTGCCAACACTTGTATTTCTTTTTGTGCATGGGAATCCATTCTCTGCTTGCAAAACCTGGCATAGGCAGATAGCGAACCTGTCCAGTACCATGAAACTTCCATACCTTGAGGTAACAACAGACGCGCTTGTTCAGGACACATACCTCCATCAATAGCCATTTGATAGGAGTCTAAGCACATTGTATTAACAGTCTGAAAATGTCTGCGCCAATACTTGTCACCAGTGGGATGCATATCCTCACCCGAACCTTGCTTAATGCTGCCTTCAGGATTCTTACGGAACTGTCTTGGTATAAAGAACTTAGGTGTTGAGCTAATGTAACGCCTACTTTCTTCGTTCTCAGTGAAGCCGACTTTGTGTTTAAAACATTGGGTGCGAATAGGAACTGGAGCAGTCATGCGAAGGGTTACAGATGTGTGTGAGAATGGAGTCCAGTGCTTGTGCTTGGCTAAGTAATTTATTAACCCTGCATCTCTACCATCGTCAAACTCAAGTCCATCAGCAGCAAAGGACACACGGGCTGCACGAACAACTGAGGAATCATTACCCATGTGGTCTATGTACTGAACCTTTCCCTCACGACAGTCCCACCAACTGACATCTGCACTGGGCGACATGCCTAACTTGACTCTGTCTTTAAATATTTCTGTCATGTCCACATTCCTCTTCGTACATTTCTAAGGCTTCTTCCATACCATCCCAAGCTTCTACGCCTACAGCATCTAAGCATTCAAGAAAGTGTGCATCCTTCTCTAACCTTTCTAGGTATTCACGGTTAACAATTACCATTACTTCAGCCATCTTCATTCTCTCCTTCACGCAAGCGCATGAGTCCCATGACAGTGATGTGCCACTGTCTACCGAACTCTTCCGTGCCTACTGTACATGTTGATATAAGTCCCAGACACGCGCACACAGCAACCCACTCAGCGTTAGTCCGAGCAAAGTCACTACGTGTCGTAAAGGGTTTTAGATAGGCACGGTTAAGTACCTCAATGCGTTTCAGCCCATGAGTTTCCAATATTAAATTCTCCATCAAGGGGACACTTGAGGTTGAACACCTCAGTTACTTTCTGAATTGTTTGAACAGCAATGTTCCCTACTTTTTCAGCAATGTCCTCACGTACAGCGACTTGGATTTCATCATGCACCCACGCACAGAGGCAGTAGTCGCCTTTCCATCCGTGTGTGTATCCCTGCATCCACATTGCAGTTTCAAATTCCACTAGCCACTGCTTACAAATCAACGCCCCTGCACTTTGTAAAAGTGAATTGAGCGCAGCGTGTGGTGACCGTATAGCAATGCGTCTACCATCTAATGCTACGATGTAACCAGCAGAAGCAGCAGTCACTACAGCTTCACGTAAAGACTTTAAAGCAGGGGTCTTGTCTAAGAATTCCTTCTTAATTTTTTTCCCTTCTGTCGCTCCACCTCCTACAATCTCACCAACAAGTTGGTCACCTCCACCATATAAATAGGAGTAGATGAATCGTTTGGAATCTGCACGGCTAGGTAGTCCAGCAGCAATCTGGTTAACAGTATGAATGTCTCCATTCAACACCACGTCAACATATTCACCATCGTCATACCTGTGCATGTAGTGGGCCAAGCACCTCAATTCTAGCCCAGAAGCGTCAGCACCCATGAGCTTCCATCCTTTAGGGACAGTGAATAGCTCCCGACACTCTTTACCATACTCAGAACTTAACGAGGGAACTTGCCCCAAATTAGGATTTTGATGGGTTGCTCGTCCTGTGACAGCACCATTAGGATTGACACGTCCATGAAGCTTGCCGTTCTTAACAAGCTTGAGCCAACCATTGTTACCTTCAGACAGTTGACCTATCCTCTTCTGCAACATGAAGTACCTAGCTATACGCTGGGCTTCTGGGTACTGAAGCTTTGACAGTACAGTCTCGTCAATCTTGGGCTTACCATTTTCTGTGAATACAGTAGGCTTCCAATCGTATTTAACCATTAGTCTATTGGCAATGTGGTCGCGTGATGCTGGATTAAATTCCACTATCTTAATGGCAGTGAACTCTGCCCCTTCCTGTCGGTCAGCTTTGAGAGGGTCACGGTATCTAACAGTGCGTTTAGGTGTCTGTACTCCAGCCCTGACAATCCAAGGTGGGAATATAGTGTGAAGGTCTTGGTAGATTTCAGCGCGCTGTGCGGCTAGGTCAACGTACAAACTGGAAGCTTTCTTTTCATCAAAGATAAAACCATTTTGTTCCATCTTCCACATTAACTTGGAAACACTATGCTCAAGTCTCAGAGCCTTGGGACTGTAACGTGCAGATTCTATTCTATTAAATAATAGGTTAGTTACTTTCACATCCTGTTCACAGTAGTCCATCATGTCTTTGGTATAGACATCCCATGCTGACTCTTGTTTACCATAGTCACCCTTGTATTCCCCAAGACGGTAGCCCCAAGCTTCTAAAGAATGAGAACCATAGCGATGCGGAGGTAGGTAGGTAGGTAGAGAAGCCCAATCTATACGAACTAAGTCAGACCATAAAAGCCGCGAACAAACTAGGGTGTCTGTTACCTTGGGACATTTAAAGTCTGGGTATAGTTTCTGAATAGCAGGAACATCAAAAGTAATTCCATTGTGAGCAATTAACTCACTGGCTTGCTCTAAGAAAGTCACAGCTCTATCAATCTCAGTAGGCCCAAACCTAAAGGTTTTCTTAGCGTGAATATCATAGGCCACAATACAATGGATGGTGTCTAGCACATCCAGAAAGCCATTGGTTTCAATGTCTACTATTAACCGCATGTTGTTTCTCCTAGAAAGGTGTGTCGTAACCTCCTACTAATGCAGGGGCAACATCAAAAGGGTTGGCTTGGAATAGCTTCCCAGTTTCGTGGTTGTAATTAAGAGGAATAGTCACGCCTGTTGACTGACCCGTGTACCTGTCTTTTAAGATACGGAATGTAGTGGTCTGTCTTTCATTAAGGTCTTCAGCTTGCTGATTACGCTCAAGTCCAAACATAAAATGACACCAGAAACCAATGGCACGGGAGCCTTTGAAGTGGCGTATCGTTACTCGACCACCCTCTTCGTGAGGCTTACCCTCTGGGGTAGCAAGGTGACTGACCATTGTGATAATTACGTTCAGACGTTTAGCTAACATAGCAATAGCAGCAGTGATGCGTTCAAGCTCGACTCGCTCGTCAGTACCCTGACCAGTAGCCAGTGCAGTGAGGTGGTCTATGTAGAATATTTCTATTCCATCTGCGTGATGCATGTACTCAATGTTGGCCTTAACAGTGTCCCACTCGCAGACCCCGAAGCTATCGTATAAACGAATGCGGTCATGGGCTGTGATTTCATCAAGAGCAATCTTACGTTCTTCAGCAGTCCAAGCACCATCAGGTACATGAAACATCTTGCCAGCGCGTTTACCGGCTAGTAGTACAGCAGTCTCTTTAGGCTTCTGCTCAAGAAAGAACACGCCTACAGTCTGCTCAAGTTCATACATGTCATACACGATTTGCTGAGTAAGAAAGTCTGTCTTACCTACACCAGTACCAGCACCGACTGCATATAACTCACCCTTCCTGCGTCCATAGGTAGCCTTGTTAAGTTTCTCAAGATACCAAGGTAAGCCCCACTCAACTGGTGCGTCTAGTTCCTCACGTATGTCAGACAAAGATACTATGCCATCAGGACGATAGACCTTTGCATTCCACACAGCTTCTAATAACTGACGTGCGCCACCATTAAGCAATGCTTCATTTGCATCTTTGAACCCAACGATGTGACCAATAGAACACTTACCAGCTTGGAACAATGGAGCGCACTCAGACGCAGCTTTTTCACCAGCAGAGTCTGCGTCAAACATCAGTATAATTTCTTGGAATTTATTCAGGTAAGGTAGGTTAGCAGCTATACATTTAGCCGCCCCACCAGCCCCGTTGGGCAAAGAAATTACAGGGTATTTGTTGTCTTGTACTTGGCTTAATGCCATAGCATCGAGCGCGCCTTCTGTGATTACTAACTTCTTACCTTGGTTCCAAATCTTACTACCGAACATAGGCATCTTGCTGAAGTCGCCCAGGATTGGGAACTCTTTATCCTGAGTCCGTAGCTGTTGCGCTACTAACTTACCGTCCAAGTCATGCAGTGGGCAGATGTGAACAGGTTGTCCACGGTAGCTACCGACTTTGTAGCCGAAGTGTTTAGCAGTAGCCTCCGTGATGCCACGGTTTCTTAATGCTCTTACTTCACCATCAATCATATCAATAGCCATTCGTGGTTTCCTTGTCGGTGCTGGAACATCAGAGTCAGGCCATTCCATATGGTCACAGGCTGCTCCGAAACAGTAAGCCCTGCCCGAAGCGTATCGGGCTAGGTTGTTAGACGAGCCACACGCAGGGCATGGTTCGCGCCCTGTCATTGGGCTATCGTCTATTTCACGCATGGTTATTTCTCCAAGCTGTACTCTGCATAAGGGGCTTTAACACCAGTCTTCATGGTGGTCGTGATTGATATGCCTTGCTTGTTGAGTGTGTAAATAACAGCAGCTAGACGGGTGATGCCATACAAACCTATCGCTTCAATAGAAGTAATCTTACGGTTGTTGGTCAGGTGGGTTAACACAGTTTGAATTTGTGTCATAGTAAATCCTCTCAGTTATTGAGTTCATAAGAATGAAAAAGACCACGGGGATGTGGCCTTTTGGTTGGTCGTGCCATAGTGCTACACTTGCTCAGATAGCCACTGACGCACATCAAACGATGGGCATTCTTTAGTGACACCTTTCAGGTCGCAATGACCTAGCACTTCTGCTTCAGGAAATTTATGTTGTAGTCCTTTTACTAACTGGTTCAACGACACGAACTGTTCAGGTGTGAAATTATTTTCAGCGACCTTTACATCATCCTCAGTCACTCCACCTACGAGTGAAATTGAAATGCTGTTGTGGTTGAAACCTCTAGCGTGTGCGCCAGCAACTTCTTCAGCTCTGCCAGTTTCCAGTACACCATCCCTGCGAATAATGTAGTGGTAACCCACCTCAAAAAATCCTCTATGCCTATGCCATGCGTCAATTTCGTCACGGCCTATGTCCATTGAGGGTTTGGTTGCGCTACAGTGGACAACTATTAGTTCCGTACTGCTTCGATTAGCCATGCCTTTGGTATAGTCTCCTTTGAATACAGAAAGCCATGCTTCTCACACCACATTGCGTAAGTCGTGTTAGAATTTTTTGAGATTTTCTGTTTAGGGTTTGAGAACACAAACCTAATATCTAAATCAGGATGTTGCTCTTTAATTAAAATATGCTTTTGCCTGTCAGCCACCATGAACCTACCCTTACCTTCAATGAAGATATTTCCTATTCGGAAATCGGGTGTATAGGTGGAGACACGGCTGGGCTTGGTGTACTTAATCTTGTCCTCTTCATACGTGTAAGGAACGCCTTGAGCCTTTAACTCCTTGGCAATCCTTACCTCTAGTCCAGACCGAAAACCGTACTTCAAACCAACGTCCTGTTTAGAACGGAATGTCATCGGCAAATTCTCCTACTTCCTCTGACTCGTCTTGCATGTTTGCAACCGCAGCATCAGGGTCAAATGAATAACCGTCCTCTTCAGAGAAAATAGTAGTTGCCTCGTTAGCACCTTCGATTGCTTCAAGAATCTGAACGGACTTCATGCGTAGAGAAAGTCCAGCACCAGCGAGTGAGGTGTAGTAAGGGATTACTTGGTAGCCTACTCGTACCAATGAGCCGTTCCACAAAGGAATCTCTTTAGTGATAGGCTGTCGTTTAGCGTCCACCACAATTGGCTTCTGGCTAAACACGTCACCACTCTTGGTGGTAACTTTCGCTTTCAACTTAAACTTTAGAGACACGTCACCTGTTTCTTGATTGACTTCGTAAGGGTCAGTCGTGCGAATCTTGTCCCGTGTTTTGCCTGTCTCTTCCACCGCAGCATCAATTGCTTTTTCAAACAACACGTCTAACTCTTTCATCAAGTCAGTAGCGTCATTGTTATCAATGATTAACTTGCCACCGAAAACCCCATCAATATCAAACTTTGTGTCAGCTTTAAAACATTTAAGCCATTCAGTTCGGCCTTTGGGTGATAAGAATACGGGTGGTTGCTTCTTAGTTTTTTGGGTCATATTATTTCCTATATGTCAGGTCGCGCATCTGCGCTTGGTTAAGAATGGAGAGCGATAAAATCATTTAGAATTACGCCTTGGTTCACAAGCTTTACTATCAAATCCAAAGGCAAAGGTTCGCCATTGGCTATAAGAGCCGCAGCAAATGCTTGCTCAATCGTCATGTCCATATAAAGTCTCCAGATATAAGAAAACCCACGGGATGTGGGCTTTCGGTTTCATCGTGCTATAGTGCTACACTTGCTCTGATACACCTAAGACAGTCTTAAATTCAAGACCATTAGGAGAAAGAATAAATGCTTAGTAGTGTGTCAAGATAATCCAACTCACCCTTTGCAGGTGGTAGGTCAAGAGACTCCCTATCTTCCTGCTTTAGCTGCGCCTGGAATTGTAGATACAATGTGTGAATGATGTCACTGCTATCATACATTTCAACCATGCTGTGCTTAATCACATTACTAAATTCTTGCAGGTCAGCAGCGTGGCAGCCGAAAGAATCATGTATAAGAGAAAAGCTAGTTTCATCACCAGTTTTTTCAGCCATTCTAGCCACCGATAACTGAAGGTGGGCCGCATCCAGTGAGTGAACAAAATTGGGTGAGCATCCTTGCGCGGATTTACGGCTACAGATTTGGTCAGTCTCTTCGGTCAGAGTAAGATAGATTAATGCCCCTCCCATGTGGCTCCTTACGCGGTGCTTAGTGACGTTGTAATAACTCTGTAACACTGGGAACCCCAGAGGCGTAGTCCACCGTACAGGCAGGGTCTGAAGCGTACCATCAGGCATTGTGTACTTAGTCTTGGCAACCAGTTTAGCACTCGCAGTTAGCCAATCCATAAGACGTGCTGGACGTTTGACCGAGTCAACTACTGCGTCCCAAAGAATGCGCGAGATATAAGAACTAGCGCGGAACCCATCATCATAGGAGAAAGGAAAGTCCATGCCTGTCTTCTGACATGACCGCTTCAATGGACGCATCACATCTTCAATGATTTGTTCACGGAACCCATATTGTTTAGAACCATAGCTATATGTCATTACGCTTCTCTTCGCCTCCTTCCTACCAAAGCCAAACTTGAGCCACTCCAAAGCTAACTCAGTGTAGTTGGGTACTCGTTTGCCCATGTTGTTCAGGACAGGCTCCCCCCAATGCTCATGGGGTTGCTGTGAGTCTGCCACTAGAGCCTTAACTACTTTGTCTGCTACGATTTGATACACGTCTTGAGGCGTATCACTAGGTAGTATGTTGACGTTGGCAGCAGTGCTACTACAGCGCATAGCCATGCTTAGATGTTGCAAACCTGAACAACTTCCATCAAGCGAGGTGACTATTTTTGATACGTGGTCAACCCCATTATCTAGGTAACCAACATAGTCCATGCAACATGCTACAAACTGCAAAGGTTTGTCGGCTTCGCACCATCCACGGTTTTCCCACGGGTTAGCTGCAACATCACGTATAAATGCTTCGTTGTCAGCACACCATTGGACACGTTCATCCATTGTTTTCTTACTGACCTTATCAAAGTCACCAAGGTTAGCTAAGTGAATTGCCAGAAAACGTGCGCCTGACTCACCTAGTCTCTTGCCTTTACTGAACTGCATAACAGATTTTACTTCGTCTGGCCCCATCCCATTGAGTACACCAGACACTGAATATATACGACCCCTAAAGTCAAGGTTGTATCCTAGATACCAAGCATCAAAGTCTTTGTACTCTTCAGCCAAGTCCAGCAAGGAGGTGAACGCTATACGCTTTGCTTTTTGCTCACGGTTAGACACACGGACTCTGTTACAGTCTGAAATATAAGCAGCCTTTTCCTCTATTGTAGCCACGTCATAGTCAATCATCGGTGGTGGGTTTTCATTGTACTTATTAGGTATAGATGGACACCACTCTGCACCTGACTCCCATAACTGTGTAACCATATCAAGCATGGGCTGGTTGATAGACCACGCAGTCTTCTGCATAGAGTTAACAGCATGTAAGACAACATCAATGTCCGTGTTGCGTAGTTCCTCAAAGTAGTTTCGATTACTTGTCTTAACAAACTTTACAGGTCTGCAAGAGTAAGTGTAATAGACACCATTTTCTAGGTTGCTATAGTCCCAATCTCTAGGTGGCACAACTAGGGGTTTATACTGAGGTGTGGTTAGACCTAATTTATCTATCCTTTTATCTACCCATTCCAGTGTGTCTTGGGTTGCTATCAATCTTTTGATTGTGTTGTTCTTACCTCTGGACTCAGTAACAATTTGGACTAAACCAACAGTTTCCATAAGTATTGAGATTAATTTTTCTCCTACTTTTAATGTCTTCTTTTTAGGCCAAGCTTCCCAAGATTCTATAGTCCCCTTTGCAGCTTCATCGGTCATAGCTTTAGTGATTGTTTTCATTCTGTGATAACCAGTACGCTTATTTGCAGAGTCAATCAGTCTCTTCGTTAGTGCTTTGTTTTGCAGACGCAGACCTTCAAGCATGAATTCATCTTGCACGGTCATAGCAGCAGTCATTGCTGAGTTGGTCAAAGTCATAGACTTATTACTTATGCTATTGATTATGCTTTTCATAAACAGGTAAGAGATTACCTCTGGGTCACCACCTTTTAAAAGCTTACGTGTCCCTGCTGCGTGACCTCCTTTAACATCATCTTCTTTTAGA